GTGCCCGAGCTGAAATCGGGCGCCGCTTGGCTTGCCTCCGCAGCGCCGGAGGAAGTGGATGAGTTTCTGGCGGGCTTGAGTCAGAACGCGCTGTTGGCCCTGCCTTGGGTCTTTGAATTCTGGGCCTTGCCGCATCAACTGCCGCCAAGGGGGGCCTGGAAGACCTGGGTGATCATGGGTGGGCGCGGTGCGGGCAAGACACGGGCCGGGTCGGAATGGGTTCGGGCGCAGGTAGAAGGCGCCGGGCCAAATGATCCCGGCAAGGCGAAGCGGGTGGCGCTGATTGGCGAGACGATCGATCAGGTGCGCGAAGTGATGGTGATGGGTGAGAGCGGAATCATTGCTTGCTCACCCCCGGACCGAAAGCCGGAATGGCAGGCCTCGCGGCACCGGTTGGTTTGGGCGAACGGGGCGGAGGCACAGGTTTTCTCGGCGCATGAGCCGGAGGTGATGCGGGGCCCGCAGTTCGATGCGGCCTGGGCGGATGAGCTGGGCAAGTGGAAAAAGGGGGCCGAAGCGTGGGATCAGCTGCAGTTCGCACTGCGGCTGGGGAGGAACCCAAGGGCGGTCGTCACGACCACGCCGCGCAATGTGGGGGTGCTGAAGGCGATCCTGAAGAACCCCTCATCGGTGATCACCCATGCACCGACCGAGGCCAACCGGGCCTATCTGGCGGAAAGCTTCCTGGCCGAGGTGCAGGCGCGCTACGGCGGCACGCGGTTCGGGCGGCAGGAATTGGAAGGCGTACTTGTCGAGGACGAAGAGGGCGCGCTTTGGACATCGACAATGCTGGAGGCGGCGCGGGTTGAAACCGTGCCCGAGATGAACCGGGTCGTGGTCGCGGTCGATCCGCCGGTAACGGCGCACAAGGCTAGCGATGAATGCGGGATCGTGGTCGTGGGGGCCGATACGCGGGGCGATCCCAGGACCTGGCGGGCAGTGGTGCTGGAGGATGCGTCCGTCAAGGGGGCGTCACCGGAGGGCTGGGCGCGTGCGGCGTTGGCGGCGATGGAGCGGCATGGGGCGGATCGGCTGGTGGCCGAGGTGAACCAGGGAGGCGATCTGGTAGAGCGGCTGGTCCGTATGATCGACCCGCTGGTCCCTTATCGGGGCGTGCATGCGACGCGGTCCAAGATGCTGCGCGCCGAGCCGGTGGCTGCATTGTACGAGCAGGGCCGGGTTGCCCATGTTCGGGGGCTGGGCGTGCTGGAAGAGCAGATGTGCAGGATGACGGCGACGGGCTGGCAGGGCTCGGGCTCGCCTGACCGGCTGGACGCACTGGTCTGGGCACTGACCGATCTGATGATCACCCCGACAGGTGTTGCGCGACCAAGCGTTCGGTCGCTTTAGACGAAATTCGGCCTTTGCAGGTCATATGGTCCGACCCTGCGGGCGTCGGGTGGGCAAGACTTGCCCAGGGCATGAAGGAGCGCGAGATGGTGTTCGATTTTCTGCGGAAGGTGCCGGTGCAGGCGGTGCCCGAGCGCAAGGCCTCGGCCGTTGGTCGGGTTATTGCCTGGGGCACGGCGGGACGGGTGGCCTGGAGCCCGCGGGATATAAGTTCGCTTACCCGGATTGGGTTTCAGGGCAACCCGGTCGGCTATCGGGCGGTTCGTCTGATCGCGGAAGCAGCGGCGGCGCTGCCATTGGTTTGCCAGGACGTGGAGCGGCGGTACGAGGCGCATCCGGTCCTTGATCTGACCGGCCGGCCGAATGGCGCCCAAGGGCGGGCGGAGTTTATGGAGGCGGTTTATGGCCATCTGCTGCTGGCCGGCAACGCCTATGTCGAGGCGGTGCCGGGTGCGGCGGCTTTGCCGGGTGAGTTGCATGTGTTGCGGTCGGACCGGATGAACCTGGTGCCGGGAGCGGATGGCTGGCCGGTTGCATATGATTATACGGTCAGCGGCAGGACGCACCGCTATGACGTTTCGGGGCCCCTAAGCCCGATCTGCCATCTGCGGACCTTTCACCCGCAGGACGACCACTACGGCTTTTCGCCGATGCAGGCGGCTGCGGTGGCGGTTGACGTGCACAACAGCGCCAGTGCCTGGTCGAAAGCGCTGCTGGACAACGCGGCGCGACCATCTGGGGCGATTGTCTACAAGGGGGCGGATGGAGCCTCAAGCTTGAGCAGCGATCAATATGACCGGCTGGTCAGCGAGATGGAAAGCCATCACCAGGGCGCGCGCAATGCCGGTCGGCCGATGCTGCTGGAAGGCGGGCTGGACTGGAAGCCGATGGGCTTCTCGCCTTCTGACATGGAGTTTCAGAAGACCAAGGAAGCGGCGGCTCGCGAGATTGCCATAGCCTTTGGGGTCCCGCCGATGCTGATGGGGATACCCGGCGACGCGACCTATGCAAACTACCAGGAAGCGAACCGGGCCTTCTTCCGGCTGACAGTGCTGCCTTTGGCCACCAAGGTTCTGGCGGACCTGTCGCATTGGCTTTCGACCTTTGCCGGGGCGGCGGTAGAGCTGCGGCCCGACTTGGATCAGGTGCCGGCTTTGGCCGCTGAACGCGACCAGCAATGGGCGCGGGTGGGTGCCGCGGACTTTCTGACCGTAGCGGAAAAGCGCGTTCTTCTGGGTCTGCCCCGAGTTCCAGAGGAGAATCTGGCGGAGGAAGAATGACGACACGGCGAAGTGAGGGCGGCTCGCGATACGTCTACGAAAGCTTCGATGCTGCGGCGGCCAGGATCGAGGCCAACGAACGGGTGGCAGAAGAGCGTTGGTCGGGCCTCGAATACCGGTTGGGGCTGATCGAGGCGACGCTCGAGCGGCTGGAGAAACGGATCTGGGTGGGCGTCTACGGAGTGGCGGCGTTTATGCTGGCGCAGATGGCCGAAACGGTAATTCAAGCGGCGATGAGGTGAGGCGATGAGGGAAGAATTCGGCGCGCCCGAGCGCAAGTTCCACCGGCCGGATACGGCATTGGTGGTGACCGAAGGTCATGTGGTGGCGGGATATGCCTCGCTGTTCGGCAAGAAGGACCAGGGCGGGGACGTGGTGCAGAAGGGTGCCTATGCAACCAGCCTCAAGCGGTTGGCTGCCAGGCAGGGGCGGGTCAAGATGCTTTGGCAGCACGATCCTGCCCAGCCTATCGGCGTCTGGGACGAGGTTCGCGAGGATACGACGGGGCTTTGGGTCAAGGGGCGCATCCTGACCGAGGTCGAAAAGGGCCGGGAAGCGGCGGCGCTGCTGCAGGCGGGGGCCATCGACGGGCTTTCGATCGGCTACCGGACGGTCAAGGCAGAACGTGACGGCAAGGGGCAGCGCCTTTTGTCTGAACTGGAGCTTTGGGAGGTCTCGCTGGTGACTTTCCCGATGCTTCCCGAGGCGCGGGTCGCGGCCAAGGCGGATGCCATGGACGACGACTGGCGCGATATGGCGGCGGTCTTCGAGGACGCGCGCCGCACTCTGGCCGGGCTGTAGCGCGCGGCGTCCCATCAGCAACAAGAAGGACGATTGATGATGACCGAGACCAAGGCTCGGGCCGGGGAAGGTTTGCCCCCAAGCCATTTGGCGGCCCAAACGCCGGCCGCGGAGGCGAAGGCCGCCATGACCGGTTTTCTGAAAGAATTCAGCAGCTTTCAGGAAGAAGTGAAATCCACGCTGAAACATCAGGAAGAGCGACTGACCATGCTGAACGCAAAGACGATGTCCTATGGCCGCCCGGCGCTTTCGGCCCGCGCGGAGACGGAAGCCCCGCATCAGAAGGCGTTCAACGCCTATCTGCGGTCGGGCGATGATGACGGCCTGCGCGGCCTGACCCTGGAAGGCAAGGCGCTGTCGACCGCCGTGGCCGCCGATGGCGGCTATCTGGTCGATCCTCAAACCGCCGAGCGTATCCAGTCGATGCTGCTTTCGACCTCGAGCTTGCGGTCGCTGGCAAATGTCGTGCAGATCGAAGCAACCTCGTTCGACTTGATTGTCGACCGGTCGGAAGTCGGCTCGGGCTGGGCCACTGAAGCGGCGGCAACCACGGAAACCGCTACTCCGGTGATCGAGCGCATCTCGATCAAGCTGCATGAGCTGGCGGCGATGCCGAAAGCGTCGCAGCGTCTGCTGGACGACAGCGCCTTTGACGTCGAAGGCTGGCTGGCTGAAAAGATCGCGACCCGCTTCATCCGTGCCGAGGCTGCGGCCTTCATCAACGGCGATGGCGTGGACAAGCCCAAGGGCATCCTGTTGCCGACGAAGGTTGCGAACGCGTCCTGGGTCTGGGGTCAGATCGGCTATGTGCCGACCGGAGCTGCGGCCGACTTCGCTGCGGTCAACCCGGCGGATGCGATCATCAACCTGGTCTATGCTCTGGGTTCGGATTATCGCGGCAATGCGGCCTTCGTGATGAACTCGAAGACCGTGGGCGCGGTCCGGAAGATGAAGGATGCCGACGGCCGCTTCCTTTGGTCGGACGGTCTGGCGGCGGGCGAACCCTCGCGTCTGATGGGTTATCCAGTGCTTGTCAGCGAGGATATGCCCGATATCGCGGCAAACGCCTATGCGATTGCGTTTGGCGACTTCCGCTCGGCCTACACCATCGCGGAACGCCCGGACCTGCGGATCCTGCGCGACCCGTTCTCGGCCAAGCCGAACGTCCTGTTCTACGCCAACAAGCGCGTGGGCGGCGACATCACAGACTATGCGGCGATCAAACTGCTGAAGATCGCAGTTTCCTAAGTGTTTTGGCCCGGCCCCAGCGCGGGGCCGGGCCTTTCCGCGCCTGCAAATTGTACACAGGCCCGGCAGCGGGCGGAGATCTGATCATGATGTTGACCGAAGTGACCCCGGTGCCCGCAGTGGCCCTGCCGGTGGAAGAGACCAAGGACCATCTGCGGCTGGGCAGCGGGTTTGCCGATGACGGGCTGCAGGATGGGCTGATCGAGGCCTATCTGCGGGCCGCGATGGCGGCAATCGAAGGGCGGATCGGCAAGATGCTGTATCGCCGCCAGTTCCTTTGGGTGCTGGAATGCTGGCGCGACGGCGATGAGCAGGCGCTGCCGGTGTCGCCCGTGGCCGGGATCGTGAGTGTGACACTAGTGGACGCAGCGGGCGGCGAAGTGGTCGTGCCCGCGACGGCCTATCGGTTGATCCCTGACTTGCATAGACCCCGGCTGGTGGGGAAGGGGACGGCGCTGCCGGCCATTCCAACTGATGGTTTGGTGAAAGTAGTTTTCGACGCAGGCTTCGGCCCGGCCTGGACGGATGTCCCGGTGGACTTGCGGCAGGCGGTGTTGCTGTTGGCCAGCGAGTACTACGAGCACCGGCACGATGATGGCACACAGGCGGCGGGGCTGCCCTTCGGAGTGGTGACGCTAATCGAACGCTGGCGGACCGTGCGCCTTTTGGGCGGGAGACGGTCATGAATGCCCCACACTTGAACCGCACCTTGCTGTTGGAGGGCGTGGTGCGCACTCCGGACGGCGCGGGCGGCTTCACCGAAGCCTGGACGGTGCTGGGCACGCTTTGGGCAGAGGTTCTGCCGGGGTCGGGCAGCGACACGCTGGGCGAAGAGCGGATGCTGTCGGCGGTTCCGTACCGGGTGACGGTGCGGGGGACGCCGGTCGACTCACCCTCGCGACCCAAGGCGGGACAGCGGTTTCGTGAGGGCACGCGGTTGTTCCTGATTCAGGCGGTGACCGAGCGCGACCAGTTTGGACGCTATTTGACCTGCTTTTCCCGGGAAGAGGTGCCGAAATGAGTTACGGTTCAGCGCCAGCACTGCAGCAGGCGGTCTTTCAGCGGCTCACGACTTATCCAGCGCTGGTGGGGGTGGCGACCTATGACGCCGTGCCACCGAATGCGACCGGAACGTTCGTGCTGATCGGCCCGGAAGAGGCGCGCGACCAGTCTGACAAGTCGGGCGCCGGGGCCGAGCATCAGATGGTGATCAGCGTGATCACTGATGCGACCGGCTTTCTGTCGATCAAGACCATTGCCGCCGACATTTCCGACGCGCTGATCGGCGTGCCCTTGACCTTAAGCCGGGGGCAGTTGGTGAGCCTCTTCTTCCTGCGTGCCTCGGCCCGCAGGATCGAAGAGGGCGAGACGCGCCGGATCGACCTGACCTTCCGGGCGCGGATTCAGCTTTAGCGCCTTTCAATCATCTGAGGACGGAGAACCGACATGGCTGTGCAAAGCGGCAAGGACTTGTTGATCAAGATCGACCAGACGGGGGACGGCCAGTTCGTGACCATCGCCGGGCTGCGGGCGACGCGGATCAGCTTCAACACGGAATCGGTCGACGTGACCAGCCTGGAAAGCCAAGGCGGGTGGCGTGAGCTACTGGCGGGGGCAGGGGTGAAGTCGGCCGCGATCTCGGGCTCGGGCGTCTTCCGCGACGAGAACACGGACGAGCGTGCGCGTCAGGTGTTCTTCAACGGCGAGATCCCTGATTTCCAGGTGGTGATCCCAAGTTTTGGCGTCATCGAAGGGCCATTTCAACTCACCTCGATCGAGTACGCGGGCAACCACAACGACGAGGCAACTTACGAGATGTCGATGGCCTCGGCGGGGGCGCTGACCTTCACGGCGCTGTGATGGTGAACCCGTGGACGGGCGAAGTGGCGATCTGGCTCGATGGCCAGCGCCATGCGGCGAAGCTGACGCTGGGTGCATTGGCCGAGCTGGAAGACGCGCTGGTGACCGGCACGCTGATCGATCTGGTCGAGCGCTTCGAGAGCCACCGGTTCAGCACGCGTGACGTTCTTGCGTTGATCGTTGCGGGTCTGCGGGGCGGGGGCTGGCAAGGGACGGCCGCTGAGCTGCGGACAGTCGAGATCGGTGGCGGGCCGGTAGAGGCAGCGAGAGCGGCTGCCGAGCTTCTGGCGCGCGCTTTCTCGTTGCCTGGCGAGCCATGAGTGGGATCGACTGGCGCGGGCTCATGCAGGCGGGCCTTCATGGGCTGGGGCTGGAGCCGGCTGTGTTCTGGCGACTGACCCCGATTGAGCTACGGATCATGCTGGGGCGAGAGGGACTTGTCCCGCCCCTGACACGTGCACGGCTGGCGGAACTTGCCGCTGCGTTCCCGGATGTGAAGAAGGATCAAGACGATGCCGGATATCGGTACGATGCAGGAACAGCTTCAGGCTCTTGAGGCGCAACTGGGGTCATCAGTGTCGATGGTTGCGGCCTTCGATGGTGAACTTTCGCGGATGCGGGAAACAATGCTCTTCACCGGGCGCGAGGTGAACACACTGTCGAGCGGGATCAGTGGGGGGCTGCGCAAGGCCTTTGACGGGCTGGTCTTCGACGGAATGAAGCTGAACGATGCGTTGAAGACGGTGGCAAGCACAATTGTCGACACCGTATTTTCGATTGCGATCAAACCGGTCACCGGCGCGCTGGGCGGGTTTCTCGCGCAGGGTTTGTCGGGCGCGTTGGGAGGCGGTCTCCCCTTTGCAAATGGCGGCGCGTTTAGCCAGGGCCGGGTGATGCCTTTCGCCAGGGGGGGCATCGTCGGTGCGCCGACCATGTTTCCAATGCGGCGTGGAACCGGATTGATGGGCGAGGCGGGGCCCGAGGCGATCATGCCGCTCGCCCGCGGACCGGACGGGCGGCTTGGCGTGCAGGCGGGCGGCGGTCGGGCGGTCAACGTGGTGATGAACATCACGACGCCCGACGTTCAGGGGTTCCAGCGCAGCCAGTCCCAGATGGCCGCCCAGGTCAGCCGCGCGCTGTCGCGCGGGCAACGCAACCGGTGAGGATGAACCATGGCCTTTCATGAGATACGTTTCCCGGCGAACTTGAGCTTTGGCTCGGTCGGCGGCCCCGAGCGGCGGACTGAGATTGTCGCGCTGGCCAACGGGTTCGAAGAACGCAACACGCCATGGGCGCATTCCCGCCGCCGCTATGATGCTGGCGTCGGGTTGCGGTCTCTGAACGATGTGGCGACGCTGATCGCGTTTTTCGAGGCGCGGGCCGGGCAGTTGCATGGGTTCCGTTGGAAGGACTGGTCGGACTATAAGTCCTGCGCGCCTTTGTCGGTGCCTGGTCCATTGGACCAGCCGATCGGGACGGGCGATGGAATGCTGTCCGTGTTTCAGCTTCAGAAGACCTATGTCTCTGGTTTGCAAAGCTATACCCGACCGATCCGGAAGCCTGTCGCGGGTACTGTTGTGGTGGCGGTTTCCGAAGATCAGAAGATCGAAGGGCTTGAGTTTTCTGTCAATGTCGAGACCGGCGAGGTCACCTTCAACTTTCCACCTGACCTCGGAACCCGTGTGTCCGCAGGGTTCGAGTTCGACGTGCCAGCCCGGTTCGACACTGATGTGATCCAGACCTCGGCCGCATCTTTTCAGACGGGTGACGTGCCGACGGTTCCTGTGGTGGAGATCCGGCTATGACCTCGAACGCGCTTTACGCGCATCTGGCGACAGGCACGACCAGCGTCTGCCGTGCTTGGACGGTGCTGCGCCGCGATGGGATGGTCCTTGGGTTTACCGATCACGATCAGGATCTGCTTGTCGACGGGGTTGCGTGCCGGGCTGATACCGGGCTGACGGCGCGCGCGCTACAACAGACGACGGGTCTGTCGGTCGACAATACCGAAGCCTTCGGCGCGCTGAGCGCAGCTTCGATCACTGAGGCAGATTTGCTTTCAGGGCGCTTCGACATGGCCGAGGTGCGCGCTTATCTGGTCAACTGGCGTGTGCCTTCCGATTTCATCGAACAGTTCCGGGGTAACCTGGGCGAAATCTCTCGCGCAGGTGGTAGCTTCAAGGCCGAGTTGCGGGGCCTGAGCGATCTGCTCAACCGACCGCATGGGATGGCTTTCACGCCGGGGTGCTCGGCTGTTCTAGGGGATCCCCGCTGCAAATTTGATCTGACCCAGCCTGGGTATTTTGCGGATCGCGTGGTGGAAGTTGTTGAGGATGGACGGGTGTTCCGCTTCGCGAGCTTCACCGGATTTGACGACCGCTGGTTCGAAAATGGTCGTTTCGAGATGACGAGCGGGGCTGCAGCAGGGCTAGTCGGCATGGTCAAGGTTGATCGTCTGGAAGGGACCGCGCGCCGGGTCGAACTCTGGCAATCAATCGGGGCCCCTGTCGCGCATGGCGATACGTTTCGCGTTCTTGCGGGATGTGACAAGACAACGACCACCTGCCGAACGAAATTCGCCAATCTCTTGAACTTTCGTGGTTTTCCGCACATTCCAGGTGAGGATTGGCTAGCATCCTACCCGGTTCCGGATCGCCCGAGCGGAGGTAGACGGCGCTTTGGCGGGGGTGGCACATGAGTGCCGGGGAAAGGACTGTTGCCGAGGCGCCGCTTTGGATCGGGACGCCCTACCTGCACCAGGCAAGTGTACGAGGCGCCGGGACGGATTGTCTGGGTCTGCTTCGTGGGATTTGGCGTGCGCTTTATGGCAGCGAGCCGGAGAAGGTACCGCCCTATACCGAAGATTGGGCGGAACCCTCGAAGCGAGAAGTCTTGCTTGAAGCGTCGCAGCGTTGGCTGGTTGCGAAGTCCACTGGGGAAGCCGAACTAGGGGATGCGCTTGTGTTCCGGATGCGCGAGGGCAGCATTGCCAAACATCTGGGTCTGCAGTCCGCGATCGGAGAACACCCGCGCTTCGTCCACTCCTATAATGGCCACGGTGTGATCGAGAGCTCGCTCTCGCGGCCTTGGCAACGCCGGATCGCGGCACGATTTGCATTTCCAGAAGGAACCACGTGAATGGCCACACTGCTTCTCTCTGCCGCAGGTGCTGCGGTTGGTGCAGGGTTCGGCGGAACTGTGCTGGGTCTTTCCGGCGCTGTCATCGGGCGAGCCATCGGGGCCACGCTTGGTCGGGCGATTGACCAGCGCGTCTTGGGTGCCGGGTCTGAGCCGGTCGATATCGGTCGGCTGGACCGGCTTCGGCTGACCGGCGCCGGCGAAGGCGGCGCCATCGGCCAAATCTGGGGGCGGATGCGGGTGGCCGGGCAGGTGATCTGGGCAACAGAGTTCACAGAAACCGTTCGCCGTCGACGCACAGGCAAAGGCGCGCCGAAGCCCAAGGTAAACGAGTACAGCTATTCGCTGAGCATGGCGATTGCGCTGTGCGAGGGCGAGATTCTGCGCATCGGTCGCATTTGGGCAGATGGAAATGAGATTTCGCCTTTGGACTTGAACCTTCGGATCTATCCGGGCAGTGAAACGCAATTGCCAGATCCGCTGATCGAAGCGGTCGAGGGCGCTGGGAAGGCGCCGGCATATCGCGGCTTGGCCTATGTCATGATTGAAGACCTCGAACTTTCCCCCTACGGCAACCGCGTTCCGCAGTTCAGTTTTGAGGTCGTGCGACCGGCGCAAGGACCGGCGGTTGATCCTGCAGAGACGCTGGGCGGTGCGGTTCGCGCCGTCGCCTTGATCCCCGGTACCGGCGAGTATGGCCTGGCTGCGACTCCGGTGCATTATGCCGAGGCTCCAGGTCGTAACCGGACCGCAAATGTGCATTCACCGTCAGGCAAGACCGATTTTGCTACAAGCTTCGATCAGCTTAGCCAGGAGTTTCCCAACGTCGGGTCGGTTTCGCTGGTCGTTTCGTGGTTCGGTGATGATCTTCGGTGTTCATCCTGCACCATCAGGCCGAAAGTTGAGCAGAAGCTGCGGGACGGCGTAGGCATGCCCTGGCGGGCGGGCGGGATTGCGCGTGCGGCGGCCCGAGAGGTGCCGAAAGTGGACGGGGCGTCGGTTTACGGCGGTACGCCGACTGATGCTTCGGTGATCGAGGCAATCCGCGCCATGCGGACTGCTGGCAAAGAGGTCATGTTCTATCCGTTCGTCCTGATGGATCAGGTGGCGGGGAACACCCTGCCTGACCCCTGGACTGGGGCGACTTCGCAGCTCGCTTTGCCGTGGCGCGGGCGGATAACGCTGTCCATTGCACCCGGCCGCCCCGGCACTCCCGATCGCGGTGCGATCGCGGAAGCAGAAGTCGCTACCTTTTTTGGTGCAGCGCAATCCAATCACTTCACGGTCAGCGGCGAGACGATCAGCTATTCTGGCCCGACCGATTGGGGTTACCGCCGGTTCATCCTGCACTACGCCCGTTTGTGTGCGGTTGCGGGGGGCATTGACGCGTTCTGCATCGGATCGGAGATGAGGTCCCTCACCCAGATCCGAGGCTCTGGCGACAGCTTTCCGGCGGTTGCTGAACTTCAAAAGCTGGCGGCCGATGTGCGGTCGATCCTTGGGCCACAAGTCAAAATCAGCTACGCGGCCGACTGGTCTGAATACTTCGGCTATCATGCGGACGGGAACGTCTATTTCCATCTTGACCCACTGTGGGCCGATCCCAACACAGACTTCATCGGCATCGACAATTACATGCCTATGTCGGACTGGCGCGACGGCGAGACCCACGCCGACGCGCATTGGGGGGCGATCTACAACCCGGAATACCTTCGAGCCAACATTGCTGGAGGAGAAGGCTTCGACTGGTACTACGACAGTCCGGAAGGCGCCGCTGCGCAACGCCGTCGTCCTATCGTTGACGAAGCCTACGGCGAGGACTGGGTTTTTCGCTACAAGGACCTGAACTCATGGTGGTCGAACTTGCATCATGAGCGGATCGATGGCCTGCGCTCTTCCACCCCAACGGCCTGGGTTCCGGGTTCGAAACCTTTTCGGTTTACAGAGTATGGGTGCGCGGCCATCGACAAGGGCTCCAACCAACCCAATCGATTCCTTGATGTTAAGTCGTCGGAATCGGGTCTGCCTGCTTGGTCCAATGGTCGACGCGACGATCTGATTCAGATGCAGTATGCACTTGCAATGGCATCGTTCTGGAATGATCCAACAAACAACCCTGTGTCAACTCTGTATCAGGGTCCGATGGTGGACATGGGCCACGCTCATGCCTGGGCCTGGGACGCGCGACCGTTCCCCGAGTTTCCGGGGCAAACAGATGTATGGAACGATGGCGCAAACTATGCGAGAGGACATTGGTTCAACGGTCGCGCCTCGAACCAGCCGCTGGCGGCCGTCGTGTCCGAACTATGCCAACGCTCGGGCGTGGAGGCGTTGGACGCGACATCGCTTTACGGCTTGGTCCGGGGCTACCAACAGGGTGATCTGACAACGGCACGATCATCACTGCAGCCGTTGATGCTTGCTTTCGGCTTCGATGTCGTCGAGCGAGGCGGCAAGTTGGTGTTTCGCAACCGCGACGCAAGAGTTCTCGCTGATCTTACGAGTGACGATCTCGCACTTGTTTCTGACATTGAGGGAACGATCGAGACGACCCGCGTCTCCGATGTCGTGAGGTGCCCCTAGTTTCCTAGACACCTGCCTCGTTCAGTTTCTGCTGTCGGACTTCGAAGTCAACGGGTGACAGCATGCCGTTGTTCGTATGCTTGCGCGTTGGGTTGTAGAACATCTCGAT